TATCTAAGATCAGATCATAATAGAATCAAAAAAGCCCTTCCATTACGGAGGGGCTTCTTTTTTGGTAGCAAGGCTACCTAAGAGAGATGAACTAGGCAAATATAACCATTATATTCCTTTTGGGTTTTATAATTAGATGATTATTGTAGAAGAAAATACAACGGCTCAGATAAAGATGTATCTCAGAGATTTCACAACGGAGTCTTTTGAGATAGAAATTATATCTGAAGATGAGAGATTAGAGAAGGTAGATAGTGCTATATCTGGATCATATGATGATTTCAGGAAGGTCTTTAGTTTCTCTTATGATGTTTCTGCTTTAGTAGCAGAGGCTTTTTATGTGATCAAGATTTGGGAAGTGGGTAAAATCAAACTACTTTCACAGGATAAGATGTATATCATTCCTTCAGGATCTAATGTAGCTACTTACCAACCTAAGCTATCTACAACAGACAAAACGATGGATAACGAGTTTAAGATTTATGGAGAGTAATTTCAAGTTTGTTCAATTATCTAGTTATACTAGCCCTGTTGTAAGTGAGAATGCTAGAAAGGGATGGGTTGAGTATGGAGATAACAATGATTATTTTCAATACTTGATAGATCGTTACAATGGATCTCCTACAAATAATGCAGTAACCTCTGGGATCATTGACATGATCTTTGGTCAGGGAATTGATGCTACAGATTCAGGTAAGAATCCAGAGGGATATCTTCAGTTAAAGAAACTCATTAAAGATGAGGAATTGAAGAAGGTAATCAATGATTACTATATGCTAGGCAATGGTGCTTTTCAGTTGATCTACAATCAGAACAAAAGCAAGATTGTTGAGGTATATCATATGCCTGTAGAATGTCTGAGAGCAGAGAAGTGTAATGATGAGGGAGAAGTTGAGGCATACTATTATGCCTATGATTGGGATGAGGTTAGAAGCAAGAAAGGTGTTGATCGCATTCCTGCTTTTGGCTATGGCGCACAAGGAGATAAGGTTGAGATCTTATACTTCAGACCTTATCGCAGTGGCTCTTACTATTATTCCCCTGTGGATTATCAAGGTGCTTTGCCTTATGCAGAATTAGAGGGTGAGGTAGCAAATTACCACATCAACAATATCAAGAATGGACTTGCTCCTTCTATGATTGTAAACTTCAATAACGGAGTGCCTCCTGAGGAGGAAAGAGATATCATAGAATCTCAGATCAAGCAGAAGTGGGGAGGTACATCTAATGCAGGGAAATTCATTCTAGCATTTAATGATAGTGCGGATACGGCTGCTTCTATTGAAGCTATTCAGTTATCTGATGCTCATAATCAATATCAGTTCCTATCTCAGGAGTCTCAGCAGAAGGTCTTAGTAGGTCATAGAATCACTTCTCCTATGTTATTCGGTGTTAAGGATCAGACAGGTCTAGGTAATAATGCTGATGAGATTAAAACGGCATTCACTTTGTTTGACAATAGTGTGATCAGACCTAAGCAGAATCAGGTGATTAATGCTATTGATCAGATCCTAGCTTTCAATAATGTTTCATTGAATCTATACTTCAAGACTCTTGCTCCTCTGGAGTTCACAGATGTTGCTGAGATAACAGATCAGGAAACGATAGAAGAGGAAACAGGAATCAAGATGAGTTCTGAATTCACTAAGGAGGATGAGGCTCAATGGTTAGAATACCTAGCAGATAAGGGAGAGGATATCAATGATGAAGAGTGGGAATTAACTGCGGTGCAGGATGTGGATGATCCAGATAATGAGGATCAGATCGTAGAAGCGATTACATCTGTTAGTATGGCTGCGGTTTCTTCATATGGTGATGCTGAGGAGAGATCTTCAGGAGATGCAGGGATGTTCAAGATTCGCTATAGATATTCAGGATCATTAAAGGATAACTCAAGAACCTTCTGTGTTGAGATGGTTGGATTGTCTGATTCAGGTAAGGTCTATAGAAAAGAGGATATCAATCAAATGAGTTTCTCTGGAGTTAATGGTCAATTCTCACCGAAGGGTAGAAGCACATATTCTATCTTCAAGTATAAGGGAGGAGCGTATTGTCATCACAAGTGGCAGCGACTCATTTACATGAGAAAGAGATCAGGAGGTAAATTCTTACCTAAGAGTCAGACAGAGGCTTTAGAGAATGATAAGAGAGTAGCACCTTCACAGGCTTCGGCAGCAGGTGTTCCACAGAGCAAGATCAATCCTAAGGATTATGATACTGCAAATACTCGCCCTATAGATATGCCTAACAGAGGAAAATTGAACTAATATGGCACAGATACTATTTGTCAGCCCTGCTGATGTTATAAAGAGAACAGGGATTAGCGGTAATGTTGATCGTGATCAGATGATTCAGTTCATTAAGATTGCTCAGGATATTCATATTCAGGGAATACTAGGAACGAAGTTATTTAATAAGATAGCTAGTGATATTAATGGTGATAGTTTATCAGGAGACTATTTAAGCCTTTTCACGAACTATATTCAGGATATGGTAATCCACTATGCTGCGATAGAGATACTCCCTTATATCCACTTTAAAGTAGCAAATGGAGGCATCTATACTAAAGGATCTGAGAACGGCACGAATGTTACTAAGGAGGATCTTGATTATTTAGTTCAAAAGGAAAGAGATATTGCGGAGCATTATGCTCGTAGATTTGTAGATCATATGGCGTTCTACAATTCAAAATATCCAGAGTACAATACATCTTCTAATGATGATATGTACCCTAGTAAGAATCAGAACTTCAATGGATGGGTTTTATAATAAAGAATACTTACAAGCCTAAGCAGGAGAATATCCAGAAGCTAAAGAAGTATCTCATGAAAAAGAATAAGAAGAATGGCTAGTGATGAAAAAGGATACGGAGCGATCTATGGCTCTACTTGGTGGGGATCAGGAGATGCCTTCACTAACCAAATCGGTTGGGGATCTGCAATGTTCTATATTTTAGATCCTGCTGGATTTAAGAATAGAGTTGATCTTGATGATGGGATTATGGAAGCCTTTGAGTGTGTTTCTAAATCATTGAGAAGATTCCCACAAGCGGATAGAGGCAGACAATTGATGGATGCTTATGACACGAGAGTGGTAGCCGCAGGAGGTGATACGGAAGCAAGAACCTGTACTATTAACGAATTGAACGAGATATTATGAGTTTATATAAGGATGCATCATTAGCAATGATACCCTCTGCTTACAAGGATGGTAAGTTGTATAGTATTAGACCTACTGATGGTAGTGGAGATTTTACTTTTAGTAGGGGTTCAAATCTTGCTGCTACGAGGGTAGATGTTAATGGCTTAATTGAGAAGGGTAGAGAGAATCTCTTGCTACAAAGTCAAAGTTTTGATAATGCAAGTTGGTCTAAAGGAAATTCAAGTGTAACTGCTAATGCTACAACTTCTCCAATTAGTACTACTACTGCGGACAAACTCATTGAGAATACCGCAAATAACACTCATTATGCTGCTCAAAGTGCTGCCGCTTCAAATGAGGTTTATACTTATAGCGTATATGTGAAGCCCGATACTACTACTCGTGTTAGAATTCAAATGAGTGATTTGACTACGGGTGATGTTAGGTTAGATTATGATTTTTCAACTGAAGGGATAAAACACAATGTAGATGGTTCTCGTGGAAGTTGGAGTAGCATTGGATATACAATAACTGATTCAGTGAATGGATGGGTAAGATTTTCTTTATCCGCTAAAAAAGGTGCGGGTTCAGTTGCATCTTGCTCTATATTTTTATTAGATGATTCTGGAAATTCATTTTATACAGGAGATAACACAAGCGGACTATTTGTTTGGGGAGCGCAGTTAGAATTAGGCTTGGTAGCAACTGACTACATTGAAACAGGAGCATCTACTGCACAAGCAGGTATCTTGGAGGATATGCCTCGCCTTGACTATTCGGGTGGTGCTTCGTGTCCTTCTCTTTTACTTGAGCCTCAAAGAACTAATAGTGTTTTACATAGTGAGTATTATGCAGGTTATCCTCAAACAAGGATTACACTAACTCACAATGCAGCCACATCTCCAGAGGGAGTAAACAACGCTACCAAGATGGTAGAAACTACTGATACAGGTTTACATTTTCTTTCTTTAAATGGAAGTGTTACATCTTCATCAAATGCGGCTTTTTCAATTTTTGCAAAGCAAGGAGAAAATCAATTTTTGCAGGTATTGTTTGGAACAGGTCAAACTTCACCTGAAGCCTATGCGAATGTTGACCTTGCCGATGGTACATACAATGACTATAATATGGTTAGTTTTGATACTGAAGATTATGGTAATGGATGGTATCGCATTTTTGGAGTAGTGAATCCATCGGTTACATCTTTAGGTTTTTACATTGCTTCTGTTCAATCTAAAACTGCGGCAAGAGCCGAAACATATACAGGAGATGGAGTAAGCGGATTTTACTTGTATGGAGGTCAAATAGAATCTTCAGCCTCTTACCCTACCTCATATATACCAACATATGGTTCAAGTGTAACGAGGTCTGATGACTTTATGAATATATCATCTCTTGCTGATGAGATTGATGGTAACTCATTTACTTATTTCCTTGAAGTAAATAATGAAGCGGTAGTAAGAGATGCATCAACAGGCAATATATCTGTAGGGGCAACAGGTAATAGATTTTTCTTATATAACTCAAATACTACATCAAACCGACTGCAACTATTTATACAAGATAGTGGAGGTATAGAACAATATGTATTGAGTGCTGATAATGTCAAACTTGCAATAAGATTTGAACCCAACAAAGTAGAGGTATTTGAAAATGGAGTAAGTGTGTTAAGCACTACTCAAAATTTAGATTTCTCTGGTAACTCTGCTTATGTATTAAGAGGAACAACGAGAAAGATTGGTATTAAGCAAACTGCAATCTTCCCAACGGCATTAACTGATAGCGAATGTATCGCCTTAACAACTTTATAAGATGAGTATATACGACAAATCAAGTTTGGTACTTATACCAAGCGGAACTAAAACAGGAAAGGTCTACTCGCAGAAGCCTGTTAGTGGTGATGGTGATTTTACTTTCACTCGTTCAAGTGCTGCTACGAGAGTTAATGCAGATGGGTTTATAGAGAAGGAGACTCAAAACATCTTGCTCCAGAGTAATAGTTATAATACTACTTGGAGTGGATTTAATGGAGCAAGTGGACAAGCAGGTTATGATGGTTCAAATAATGCTTGGAGATATGATTCAAGTTCAAGTGTTTTGCGATTGCAACAAGTTGGTATTACATTTAGCGGTGTACACACTTTTAGTTTCTATGCAAAATATGTAGATGCTCAATGGTTTGCTTTGCAAATAACAGGAACTACTAATGAGAATGCTTGGTTTGACATTCAAAACGGAACGCTTGGCTCAACATCAAGTGCGGTTGATTCATCTATCACAAGCGTAGGAGGCGGTTGGTATAGATGTTCAGTTACTGGTTCTGCAAGTAATCAAAATAGAGTTCGTTTGTATGTTGTAGGCAGCGATGGAAGTTTATCAACTATTACTGCATCATTGTTAATCCAAGATGCCCAATTAGAGCAGGGACTTGTAGCAAGAGACTACATAGAAACGACTACTACTGCCGTAGAGGGAGGTATTACTGATAATGTACCAAGATTGGACTATACGGA